GCCTACAGATGACCGTGCATGGTTGCTTAAGCCGACTCCTATCCCTCGCCTGAATGCCGCTGACATTGTGAGACTTGGAGGACCAGAGAAGGCTAAAAATGCCATCGAGGCCACGATGCACGAGGCCAAGGAATCCGCAGAGGCCATGCAGCGCCAGATTGACGACCACTTGGTTGAGTCGTCGTTTCATGGTGAGTTGCGCCGACTGATTGAGGACTCAGCGCGTATCGGATCTGGCGTCATCAAAGGCCCGTTCCCTGTTCGACGTTCGTTCAAGGTGGCCCAGCGCGACGAGATGGGCATGGTGAGCCGCATCAGCATTGACGAGATTCGCCCAGGCTCCAAGCGAATCGACCCGTGGAACCTGTTTCCTGATCCTTCCTGTGGCGACTCGATTCACAACGGTTCTTACATATGGGAACGTGAGTTCCTGAGCACGCGGCAGATCAAGGAAATGATCCTGATGCCGGGCTATGACCGTGATGAACTGGTGAAAGCGATCAAGGAAGGCCCTAGCCTTACTTCCGCCCGCGATGCGACCGAAGCCACCGGAAAGAAGTCGGAAGACCAGTTTGAAATGTGGGTGTTTCACGGGAACTGTGACGCCGAACAACTCAAAGAATTGGGCGTGGAGTTCGACTCCGAGGAAGACAAGCTCCCTGCAATGGCGGTGCTGGTGAATGACCGGCTGGTCAAAGTCACGCTGTCTGCCATCGACTCAGGGGAGTTCCCATATGACGTGCTGGCGTGGCAGTACCGCCCTGGCATGCCGTGGGGTATGGGCATTGCTCGCCAGATGCGCACCGTTCAGCGGATTCTGAATGGCTCTGTGCGGGCCATGATGGACAACGCGGGTGAATCGGCAGTTCCAGACGTGGTGTACGGGAACGGTGTAACACCGCTTGGCCGCCGAGGCTCCGGCAGGCGTGAATGGAAGCTTGAGGCCGACGCCACGGTCCAAGACGCTAGAACTGCCGTGAATTGGTTCACTGTTCCATCAGTCCAGCCGCAGATGATGAACATCATCAACTTCGCCTTGAAGATGGCCGAGGACGTTACCGGCATGCCCGCGATGCTCCAAGGCATCCGGGGTGACGCTCCGAACACTCTCGGTGGCATGCAGATGCAGAACAACAACGCCACCAGCGTTCTGCGCCGACTTGCAAAGCGCTTTGATGACTACGTGACCCGTCCGCACATCAAGCGCTACTTCGACTGGATGATGCAGTACAGCGATGACGACTCAATCAAGGGCGACTTTGAGATTGAGGTCCGCGCATCTTCTGCCCTGGTCGAGCGTGATGCACAACAGCAGTTCCTGATGCAGATGCTGTCGGCTTCGGTCAATCCGGCCTACGACATCAACCCGGCCAAACTGGCAAAGGAACTCATCAAGGGCCAGCGACTGGACCCGAAGTCCATCCAGTACACGCCGGACGAGAAAGCAGCCATGCAGCCTCAGGCAAATCCAGTCGAGGAAGCCAAGGCAGGACTCATTGCCGCTCAGACGGAAGAAGTCAAGGCCAAGACCGCCACGAAGAACGTGGAAGGGATGTTCAGCGCTACCGAAGCAGCCAAGAACATCGCCATGGCTCCGATGCTCGCTCCTGCTGCTGATGCCATGTGGAAGTCTGCCGGAGGTGAGGACAAGGACATGGCCCCTGCAATCCCTCAGATCGAGGGAGTGCCAGCCATTCCACCAGAGGCTAATCAAAACCCGCTCACCCCAGCCAACCCGGCTACAGGGATGAATGAGGGCATTGAAGGTGGCGGGGATAACTGATTTCCCCTTGTAGGGTTCGCCACAAATTCAAAGGAACGGCAATCTTGAATCTGCATATAGACCCAAGGTCCGAGACATGGAGGTTTATTGAGTCGTGGGCTACTGAGCGTCTGGAAAAGACCCGAAGTAAGAACGACTCAATGGCACATGACGCCATTCAAACGGCGGCATTACGTGGACGGATCGGGGAACTGAAAGACCTACTGGCTCTTACCAAAGACCCGGTGATTGAGGCTGACGACAGTGGGCCGACCTACTGACCTTAGCGAACGGAAGGAAACATGAGCGAACAGCAGACGAGTGACGAGAGCGATTTCCTGGCTGGCTTTGCCGGATCGAATGGAACTGAGCCCCCCGCCGCACCTGTGGCCGAGGACAAGCAGGAACAGAAGGACGAGCCAAAAGCAGCAGAACCTGAGCAGGCCCAACAGCCCGCCGAATCGGCAGAACAGCCGAAGGAAGAACCCCAGCGGTTCGCAGGTTTCACGGAAGACGAACTCAAGAACTTGCTTGCTCGCGCTGCGAAGGTGGATGAACTCGAAACGCTTGTACGTAAGGCTCACGGAAAGATCGGTGAGTTGAACGGCAGATTGCAAGAGGTAGCCAAAGCCCCGGCTCCGGCACAACAGCCGAAGTCTGAGCAACCGGACCTCTCGCACGTTGAAGAGGACTACCCCGACATCGTTGGCTGGGTTCGCTCGCAGATGGGACAGAAGGAACCGAAGGAAGAGGTTCAGCCGCAGGCACAACAGCCTGAGCCCGTGCAAGAGCAGGGCGCATCGGCAGAACTGATTCAGTTGGCACTGATGGACCACCTGCACAAAGGATGGCGGGAAAAAGTGCAGTCGCAGGACTTCAACCTGTGGCTTGCAGCGTCGGGCGATGACGTTCGGAATGCTTACCAGACGGCAACCACTGCCGAATCGCTGGGAGGAATTCTGAGTGGCTACGACGCATGGCAAGCCAAGAAGGGCCAGCGCAGCCAATCGGCAAATCAGCGGCTTGAACAAGCCATGACGCCGCAGGGCAGCGCAGGGAAGCCGAAGACCGCACCGACTCCCGAAGACGCATTTCAGGCCGGCTTCAAGTCGGTATTCGCCCGCTAAGGGCAGAAGGACTCAATCATGGCTCAATTTGAATACGCATCCCCCGCTGGGCGGATCAACAAACTCAAGGGTGAAATCCTTGGTCACGCAGTCGCCGCCGAAGTGCTGGGTATGACCGGCATGCAACGTGCGATCCCGAAGAACAACGGCAAGACCGTTGTGTATCGCCGCTATCTGCCCTATGGCGCAGCCGCGACGAACTTCAACACCATCAACCGCCCGGCTGCTGACCCCGCCGCTCACATCCTGAGCGAAGGTGTCACGCCCAGCGCTGATTCGCTGGTTCCGCAGGACATCACCGTCACCCTGAACCAGTACGGTTGCCTGTACCAGCTCACGGACGTGGTGGCCGACACCTACGAGGATGACGTTCCCGCCGAGATGAAGAAGCAGTGCGGTGAGCGCGTTGCTCTGGTGCGCGAAATGATCCGCTACGGTGTTGTGAAGGCTTGCGCCAACGTGAACTACGCTGGCGGCACCTCGCGCGCTACCGTGGACGAGAAGATCACTCTGTCCATGCTGCGCCGTGTCTCGCGCAACCTGCAAGCCAACCATGCCAAGCGCGTGACCGGCATTCTGGCTCCCAGCGCCAACATCGGCACGCAAGCTGTTGAAGCTTCGTATCTGGTGTTCGTGCACTCGGATGCTGAGGCCGATATCCGCGATCTGGCTGGCTTCAAGCACGTTGCCGAGTACGGCACCCGCAAGCCCATCAGCCCGATGGAAATCGGTTCGTGCGAGAACTTCCGCTTCATCACATCGCCTGAGCTGGCTCCCTACGCCGCCGCTGGTGCTCTGATCGGCTCTACCGGCCTGTCTGGCACCACCAACATCGACGTGTACCCGTTCATCATGTGCGGTGAGGACGCTTGGGGTCAGGTGGCTCTGCGTGGCTCGGATGCTCTGGACCCGACCTACATTCCCCCGGGCACGAAGGACAAGAGCGACCCGCTGGGCCAGCGTGGCTATGTGGGTGCCAAGTTCTACATGAACGCCACCCTTCTGAACGAGGGTTGGATGGCTGTGGTCGAGGCTGGTGTGACCGCCCTGTAATTGACGAGGGGCTTCGGCCCCTCTTCTTCAAGGAGAAACAACCATGCCCGAATCCATCACCCAACGGCTCAACGCCGCTCCGTTCAGTTCCGCAGAGGCCCGCGAGCTTGCCGCTCTGATCGGCTCCGTGCGCACCGACCTGAACGCCCTTCGCACTTCGCTCAACCAGCTCATCGCTGACTACAACGCGAACGCGACCATTGCTACCGACACCACCGCAACGGCGGTGACTCTGAACACCACCGCTTAAGGAGTGAATCATGGCTGACAACACCGCTGGTCAAACCCGCACCTCTTCGACCCGTCAAGACTATCCCGGCACCGCCCGTGGCAGCGTGGTCTATGACGCCACCGCCATCACCGCGACGGACAGCACCGCCATTACGACCGGCTTCAAGCCCAAGTACGTGCGCTGGGTGAACCTGACCGACCGCGTGGAAGTGGAATGGTTTGAAGGCATGGCCGCGAACACCTGTCTGAAAACCGCTGCTGCTGGCACCCGCACGCTGGAAACCTCCAACGGCGGTATCACCGTCGATGACAAGGGCTTCCGCGTGCTGCAAAACGCCACCCTGGCCGCTGTCCTGGCGTCCAAGACCTGCTACTACGAAGCATCGAACTGATGGCGCAGCCCCGGGTAACTCCGGGGCATTTTCAACAACTGGAGAACAACGCATGACCCGTGGCCGTAAACCCCTTGTAGACACGACGACCGAATACCTTGGCAACGCCAACCCTGTGACCATCGGCGAAATTGGCCGTGGTGATACAGACGTGATCGAAGTGGTCAAGGATGTTTCCAAGGCCGAAAAGCTGGCTTTCATGGAAGAGCCGGTGACGATTCTTGTGATGTCCTCTGGCGACCCGAACGAAATTCCTCTGGTGCAAGTGGCCGTCAATGGCGTGACCCAGTTCATCAAGCGTGACGAGCCGATCACGGTCAAGCGCAAGTACGTCGAGCGACTTGCCCGCTGCAAGAAGACCGACTTCAACCAAGCACTGGATGACAGCCAAGGTGAGGTT